CAAGTATTTCAGGAAACAGTGTTCGGTATGCGGGTGGCGGAGGCGGTGGCTCAGACAATCCTAACCCCGGAGGAAGTGGCGGTGGCGGTGGCGCGGGAAACGGAGGCAGCAGAGGTCAGGGAGTGCCTTCGACAGCGGCATCTGCTAACAGTGGCGGTGGCGGTGGCGGTGGCGCCAATGCTGGGTCTGCTGGTGGCTCGGGCATAGTTATACTGCGTTCTAACTTACCCGCCTCCAGCTATAGCGGCTCTCCAACGATCACAACGGACGGCGCCGATACCATCTATACATTCACGGGTTCTGGGTCTATTGCATTCTAGTTAGTAGAGGATAAACATGGCACATTTTGCAAAACTTGGCTCCAACAACGAAGTTCTTGAAGTCCTCGTTGTCCATAATACCGAGTTGCTCGATGAAAACGGCGTTGAGCAAGAACACTTAGGCGTTGCTTTTCTCCAGCAGATTTTCGGAGGCGATTGGGTTCAAACCAGCTATAACGGAAACATACGCAAGAACTTTGCTGGAGTCGGTTACACCTACGATTCCGAGCGGGATGCTTTTATCCCTCCTCAGCCATACGATAGCTGGGCACTAAACGAAGACACTTGTTTGTGGGAGTCGCCTACCCCATACCCAACTGACGGTGCCGACTACACTTGGGATGAGGGCACTACTTCTTGGGTGGTAGTTGAGGAGTGAGTTGGTTCCTATCTTCTGAGCAATTTTTAGACGAGTGGCATCAATACGCCTGGCAAGAAAAATCTTTTACTTCGGAAGAGTTAGATCAAATAATTGAGTTGGGAGTTAATCTTCCAATCCAATTAGCTACGCTTGGTGATAATACTTCAAGAACTAAAAAAGAAAAACTCGCAATTAGAAAAAACAAAGTATCTTGGATAGATGTCAACTCAGAGACGGAGTGGTTGTACCAAAGATTAACTGGCGTTGTATCTGAAATGAACAAAGTTTATTTTGGTTTTTCACTTGCTGGTTTTTTTGAAAGTTTACAATTTACTATGTACAAAGGAGCGGGCGATCACTACGAAAAACATTGTGATCGTGCATTTAACAAAAATTGCAGAAAACTTTCTTTAGTCTTGCAATTATCCGACCCTAAAGATTATGAGGGGGGAGACCTTCTTTTGCACACTTCGCGGAATCCAATAGTGATGCCTAAAGAACGAGGAACTATTTGCTTGTTTCCGTCTTTTACCCTGCACCAAGTGACCCCGATAACTAAAGGAAATAGATATACACTAGTTGCTTGGGTTCACGGCCCTTCTTTTAAGTGAAATAAGTAGCAGTCTAAATGATTCACGTTTTGCGCTAATAATAATTATCGGCGACCGGGTTTTAAGCGATGACGTATGTCGCAGAACAATGTGTTTCAGAAATGTTTACGAGTGCAATCGTTTTATTAACGCACTGACGCGAGAAGAAAGCGCAACGATTGAACCAGTAGGGGCTTATTGTAAGCCCTTACTAATCGATCCGAGAGAAGAGGGTATTAAGGTGTACTGATGATTATCGGCTCCGAGAACCCTGTTGCGAACTATTCAGTTCAATCAAACGCGACAGAAACACTCAGAGTCAGCTTATCGCCAGAGATGGTTAAAGAGCTAGATCTGCCTCAAGACCAGGTCGTAAAAGGCACAGTATCTGAAGACGGAAAATCGGTCACTCTCAATACAGAGAATGGTCGAGTAGAGATAAAGGGGAATTTCGCGCAGTCAGCTGGAGAGGTGGTCGATGTAAAGGTCTCTTCTCCAGAAGTAGGACAGCAGGAAGAATCGGATAACTCCCCCAACGTAAAATCTGGCAGCTTAATTAGCGATACAGAGCTTGATCAGATATTCGAAAACATCTCTGAAAAGATAGATAAAAACCCTCAGTTCGAAAAGCTAAAACAAGAATTTCAAAACGAAATAGATTGGAACGGTGATCAGTCCTCCGGGGATATTGATATCCTCCAAGGCTCACCAGTACACGTAGAATTCTCAAAACTCGAACTAAAAGACTCCCGCGCATCAGTGTGGGATGAAGCCCCAGAGGCGAGAGATACTGAAGGCGAAAATTCTGTCGATTTTACAGACGGAGAGATTAACTCAGGCGAGGATGAGTGGCAGGGTTTCAATCAAAGGGGTATCAACACCCCGGAAGGCTACGCCATCAACATCAGTCACGAGCTCAGCGCTGGCGGGAACGTCTCGCTTACTGGCAGAGTTAATGCTGACAATCACGCTCGGCTAAGTATGTGGTTCGATTCGCCAGGAACTGCGGCTTATGCGCGTCAAAATATCAATTCTATTTCAGAAAAAATACAACAAGCGTTTGGTTTAACGATTGACCATCTAGGGATAAGTCCATTTTCCAGAGATAAGATTGATAACCCACCAAAATCGACTTTTATGATCGAGGTCTGAATGAAACTGGGATCATTGTTTAAAAGCCTCGCGCCGACTATTGCCTCTGCCGCTGGATCTCCACTAGCAGGGATGGCTTTATCTATAGTAGCGAAAAATTTAAATCTACCTAAAAACACCACCGCTAATGAAATAGAAGACTTAATTGAGCGAGAGCCAGAAAAAGCGACTCTATTAAAGCAAGCAGATTTGGAATTTCAAACAAGAATAAAAGAAATGGAGATCGATTTAGAAAGTTTACGTATAGAAACAGTAGATCGTAAAGACGCGAGATATCATTTTTCTCAAGATTGGACCCCGAAAGTGTTTTCGATTTTATGTCTGACACTTTATGGCGGCTATGTTTTAACGGTAACACTTGTGCCGACTGGCTCAGAAACCATTGTCTCACTTGTGCTTGGTCAATTATCGGCTCTCTTAGGAACCGCCGCTGCCTTTTTCTATGGCAGTCACAACAACGGAAACGGCAAATGAGTATGACTGAAGCTGAAATTAAAATCATTGTTGAAGAAGCTGCGGAGCTAGGTGCTCGAAAGGCGCTACGAAATATTGGCTTAAATGACGCAAATGCCAGTAGCGATGTTTCGGAATTGCGATCTCTCCTGGACTCTTGGCGGGTAGCTAAAAGAACCGTCGGCAAAACTATTGTTCAAGGCATTACGACCTTAATCCTGGGCGGCTTAATTGCCGGGTCATATTTTAATTTTTTTAACAGGTCGTAATTATGGCTCTCGTCCAACTAGATATCCCACCAGGTCTTTATAAAAACGGCACGATTTACCAGGCTGCTGGTCGCTGGTATGACGGCGATCTCGTTAGATGGTTTGAGAATTCACTAAGACCGATAGGCGGCTGGCAAAAGATGTCCAACACCGCATTCAGTGATATCAGCCGTGGAATGCATGCGTACTATGACAATAGCAATCAGCGTAGGGTCATTGTTGGCACTACGTCAAATCTTTACGTTTACGCCGAAGGCAAAGCGCGGCATGACATAACCCCATCTGGAATTACTCCAGGGGTCATCGACGCTAGCTCTCAGACAGGGTTCGGATCTCAATTTTATGGCGAGCATACCTACGGTACGCCGAGGCCCGATAATGAAACTTATGATCCATGCACAACCTGGACAATCGACAACTTCGGCGAAAATACAGTAGCGGCTAATACCACCGACGGTAAGGTTTATTACTGGCAAAACGACGTAGCGACTATCGCAGCTCAACTCACTAATGCCCCAACGTCTAATCAAGCAGTATTGGTTACCGATGAGCGTTTTATCATGTGCCTGGGCGCTGGTGGTACGACTAGAAAGGTCCAATGGTGCTCTCAAGAAGCGCCTACCGTTTGGACTCCTGCGTCTACAAATTCAGCAGGAAGCATTGAGCTCGCGTCTGACGGTCAAATTAGAGCAGGGATCGTGGTAAGAGGCCAGGTGCTTGTTATTACGGACACTGACGCTCACGCTTTGAGCTTTGTCGGCTCTCCGTTCTACTACACACCAGAGCGAGTCGGATCTAACTGCGGAATCATCTCTGCAAAAGCGGTCGCTGTAACAGGCACTGCGGCATTCTGGATGGGCGAAAAATCATTCTTCAGATACGACGGTGGTTACACGGTTCCAATAACATCTGAGGTGAGTGATTTTGTCTTCACCAATATGAACGAGTCGCAGCGGTCTAAAATATGGGCTGTTATCAACGGTCAATACAACGAGGTCTGGTGGTTCTACCCGAGCTCTTCATCAACCGAAATCGATTCGTATGTTGCTTATAACTTCGAAAATGGTACCTGGACTGTTGGAACACTAGCTAGAACCGCTGGTGTGGACGCTGGCAGCTTTCAGAATCCAATCTGGGCATCTACAGACAGTTATATCTATGAGCACGAGACAGGCTTTAACTACGACTCACAGGTTCCATTTGCAGAATCAGGGGCACTCCAGATAGGTGATGGAGAAAGGCTGATGAACGTCCAAGGATTAATCCCAGATGAGAAAACGTTGGGACAAACCACGGTACAGTTCAAAACGGCAAACTTCCCCACAGGGACTGAAACGACTTCTGGCGTGTTCTCTATGGCGAACCCGACCTCGGTCCGTTTAAGTGCCCGGCAAGTCAGACTCCGCATAGCTGGAAACGCACTTGCGGATTGGCGATATGGCAACCTCCGGTTAAACGTCACCCCTGGGGGTCGCCGATGAAGTTATCGCTGCCACTCCCAACGTATTCAGCTTCACAATCTGCATCAGATAAATTCCAGTTAGAGCAAGCCAATCGAGAGAATCACAAACGAGGCCAGGATATAGAAGTTGGAGCCTCCAACATAATCCTGCAAAGCCCTAACGGCACTCGATATTCATTATCTATTGATAATTCTGGCAACCTTTCCACCGCCGCATTATAGACAGAGATTTTTATGAGCGACGATATTTACGACGAAAACGCGATCGCACCGAGTGTCTATAATACCTGGGGGGAAGGGAATGCGGATTTAGGCTCATTGTTTGAAGCTGCTCGGAGGGACGAAATATTAAGGGTTTTAGCATCTCCAGATGCGGGCGGCCCTTTCGGCGCTGCTATTGGAGCTCGTGGCCCAGATCCTACATTAGAAGGCTTTTTAACAAACATCGATGCATCTGACGGAATAAGCGATGTAGAAAAAAACTATTTTGATTTACTCAATAACAAGGGTTACGCAAGCCTAGAGGATATTAATCAATTTCTTGGGATCGAAAACAAACAGCCGGGAAATACGAGCTTTGAGACGTTTGGCGAAGCGGAAAACAAAAATTCTCAAACAGATTCAGTTGATCCTACCGCTCCAACAATGAATGAAGCGGTAACTACGATATTTGCCAACAATACTAACTCGAATGCCAGAAACGTCCCGCAGCCAGACCCCGCAATAACAGGGCCATTCCAAGAAAGCGTTTCGGATATTTTCGACAGCGACAGAAGCAACGTTGACATGGTTGATATGGTGCTTGATCGCTACGGCGAAGAGGGGAGAGACGCAGCAACCGCAGCGATATTAAGTGAGTACAACACTGATGAGCTAGACGCTGAAACGATCGCTACCAACTACAACGATTTTCCCCTTGATGTGCTAATGCAGATATTAAACCGCATGCCTGATAACCAGGATGCGATTGATATTTTGGCCCGATCAACTGCACCGACAGTCGAAGAACCAGCACAGCCTCCAGCAATTGGCGAAGGTATGCCAGGTGAAGGTACTCCAGGCGAAGGCACACCAGGTTCAGGCACACCAGGTACAGGTACACCGGGTTCAGGTACTCCAGGTACAGGTACACCGGGTTCAGGTACACCGGGTTCAGGTACTCCGGGTACAGGTACACCAGGTTCAGGTACTCCGGGTGGAGGCACGCCAGGTGGTAGCGATCAACCGATCCCTGAGATACCTGGTGTCATTCCTGAAATCCCAGGAATAATAACTGACGATCCAGAACCCCCAGAAATTGATATTCCAACAGTTGAACTACCAAATGAATCACCAGGAGGCGGCATGGGCTTTTTTGACAGTGCTTTTAACACAGAGGTAGAAAAAGAGTACGAAGCAGATCAGGCACTGCGTAGTAGAGCATCAAGTCTACTCGGTACTGGAAATGTAAACGATAACCTTATAAGCAGATTAAACTCTGGTTACACGCCTTACGGTGGT